AGCGATGTATTTGATATTGATAAGTTTTGGAATCCTTCTGATGAAAAGTTATTAACTGCTGTTTCAGAAGATACTAACCACGGAATCACTTTCGTAAACATTAAACAAGATCCTATCACAATTATCATTAGACAAGCTGCTGATACTAGAGGTTTTGAATTAACTGCAAGAGAGTGGTATGGTGAAACTAACATTCCAGAAGGAGTTGAAGCTGATGAATACGTATCAGACTACTTAGTAGATGTATTTGTATTTAAAGGTAAATTTGACGCTACTGAATTAAACAATGATCCTAACTACGGAGACTATTTTGATCAAGATGGTTTATTAAAATCACAATTTGCTAAATTCGCTGGATTAAGAGAAGTAACTCTTTTAGCACAATATAATGGATTATCTTTAATCCCTGAATTTATTGATGCTGAAGGTAATCAAATGTACATCGAAACTCTAATTAATATGGAGGCTAGAAGAACAGGTTTATTCTGTGCTGTACAAGAAGATGCACTTCCACAAATCGATTTAATCGGTAATAACTTTGACATCTACCAAGATTATGAAGTATTATCACATAAAGTAAATCAAGAAAAAACTAGCAACAATATAGATTTAACCCAATTCGGTGCTATAGTTTCTGTTGATGGTGCAGTATTAACTATTAAAGATGGAACAGCTACAGCAGCTGCACTTAGCCCAGAACTTACTGATGCTAAATATTTAAAAGCACTAGTTGATAAAGAATTTGTTAAAATCGATAAGATAGAAGATATAGGTGGTAATGTAGTTATTACTGCTTTAGGAGACATTTCTAAATCTTATGAAAAATTCGAAAATGGAGTTTCTGCAACATGGCAAAACCCAGTATCTATCATAGTTGATGGTGATGGTAACTTAGTAATTTCAGGAGGGCCATTTGCGTATGGAGACTTATTAGTAGGTGGAGACTCATTCTTACTATCTGAAAATGCAGGTGAATATGTAGCAATTAATAACATTGAAGTTGATAACGTAACTGGTGAAGTAACTATATCTCCAGTAGGAAATATTGGATTTAGTACAGACTACGCAAATGCACAAGCAGTTGAATTAGGTGTCTACATAAATAAAATCAATACTAGTTTTGATGTTTGGACATTATCTCCAAACCATAGAGCAGAAATGTTCCCTACACTAAACGGTGGATGGAGTTTTGATGCACTAGGAGCAGGTATCTTTACTTTCTCTTATACTGGTGTTGGCGTATTAAACGCTGATATTAAAGTAGGAATGTATATACCAGGTGACGGTGGCAAACTATCTAGAATTAAGAAGATTGTAAAAACTTTCGTTGACGGTGTAACTTACTATAGATTTGAAACGCACAGAGTGGTGTCTAATAGACCAGCTTATGCACTTAAAAGATATGAAGATGCATCTGGATTCTATAAAACATTCCCATTAGAAGGTGGAACACAAACTGCAAAAACAATTGCAGAATTACTAGCAGCAATTAAGCCAGGTACTGGTTTAGGTAACGCTTTAGTAGATAAAGACAACATTACATTTAGATATGTAGTTGATACATTTGGTTCTTTAGAGAACGGATCAATCTTAAATAAGGAAGAATTATCATTCTTATGTAAAGAAAGACAAAATGCAGCAGCAATTCTTAACGCACCAATGGTGAAAGAACTTAAAGCAGCAACTAACCCAACGTTTAAAGACTCATTTGCTCCTTACGGATTTAATGTACGTCACGTTGCAACTGGAGGTAACTTAGATACTAATCCAACAGCTCTTTACACATTACCATCGATTAACGAAGGTGCATCTTACGCATTCTACTACGGTCCTGGTCTTAATGTAATTGAGAATGGAAGAACTAAAGTAATTCCACCAGCAGCTTACGTATCAAACAACTATATTGACAAATATTTAGATGCATTACCATGGTCAATCATCGCAGGTCCAAGAAGAGGAGTTGTAGGTGGTACTGGAGTACAATCTTTAGAGTTCTCATTTGATAAGAATGATAGAGATATTCTTGAGCCATTTGGTTACAACCCAATCGTATTCGAAAGAGGCGTAGGTTTAACTATTAAAGGTAACAAGACTGCACAACAAGGAGTTCAATCAGCACTTTCTTCAGCTCACGTAAGAGAAGTATTAATTTACATTGAAGATGGTCTTGCAGAAATCCTTAAGAACTACCTATTTGAATTCAATAGTGCTCAAACTAGATTAGAGATCAAAACTCTAGCTGATAACTTTATGGAATCAGTTAAGAAAGATGGTGGTGTATACGACTATAAGAATATCATGGATGGCTCAAACAACACGTCTGAGGTTATCGATAACAACATGGGAATCTTAGATACGTTCGTAGAACCAGTTAAAGGTCTTGAAATCTTAGTATCGAGAGTAACTGTTTTAAACACAGGTGAAATCGCAACGGGTAACTTTGCATAAGAAAACAACGATATATAAATAAAATAAGAAATTAAAGATATGGCTTTACCACATTATTCAGAGGACCAAACTAGCAAGAAGGGAAGAAACTTCGAGCCCGTTCAAGCTAACCTATTCGAGGTAACAATTTTACCACCGGATGGAGTTGCTGGACAAGAGTTCCTTTTACAACACGTCAATTCAATTAGTGGATTAGATACTATGGCTCCTGCAGTAGATGCAATCGGACAAAAATATAAGTTTTCCGATAGATCTTACGCTGGTATGCCTGGTGCAACTTCAATTGATATTACAGTTAGCTTCTCGCTTAACTTAAATGATTCTAACCAAGCTTACTTGTATAAAACATTAAGACAATGGTATAGAGCTCAATATAATCCAGAAACTGGAGAAATGGGTCTTAAAAAGAATTATGTTGGTACAATAGTTGTTGTACAATTTAACAGAGAAGGTGATATTTACAGAAAAATTACTTTAGATGATTGTTTCATCACTTCAGGTGTAAACCTTGTTGGTGAACTTAACTACGAGTCAGCTGACGCAGTAGCATTAGAAGTAGGATGGAAGTGTGATACTTTTTCAGAAGAGTTGAACTAATTTAATAAATTAAGTATAAAGAACGTGTCTAAACAACACGTTCTTTTTTTAACTTTAAAAAACATAATATAATATTCAGTTAATAAGAGATTATGAGCGATAAACTAACAAAAAAATTACAAGTACTGCTTACCGAAGAGGAAGTCAGGGAAGTAAACAGGATTATTCTGAACGATGCTTTGGATAATGAGACTCGTCCCATATCCGTTAGCGGGTTCATAAGGAATTTAATTAAAAATGAATTAAGTAATAGAACTGTAGAACAGAGATCCTACATTAAACAAAATCTTAGAAACCTAAAAAGTAAATAAAATGAGCAAAGACAAAAACAAAATGAGTGCTGAAGAAGCTAGCATGGCAAGAGCTTTAGCAGCCAAAGATGGTATTAACCAACCAACTGCCGAGTCAAACACTCCTGCTGCCAATGATATGGAAGCAGCAGTAGATTCTGCAGGTTTAGGTAGAGTTAGTATGGCAAATTTCACACCGGATAAGGCACAGTCTTCTGATAGTGCGTTAGGATGGCATGTGTTAGATCAGATTACTTTACCTTCAATGGGTAAATTCTACCCAGCTGATAGCGTAATCAAAATCAGATCTGCAAGAGCTGCTGAAATTAGACACTTTTCTACAATGGATGAGAATAACTACATCGATATGGAAGAGAAGCTAAATTCAGTTGTTGAATCATGTACACAGATGACTGCTGGTAATAAAAGACTATCTTACAAAGATATTTTAGAAGAGGATAGAATAGTTCTATTACTTTCTATTAGAGATCTTACATTTCCAGAACCAGAAAACAAATTAATGTTAGCTGGTAAAGCTGAAAAGTCTAAAAAGAAAATAGATGTTGAATTATCAGTTAAAAACCTAGTACCTTCTATTATCGATGAGGAAATAGAAAAGTATTATGATGATAAAAAGAGAACGTATGTTATTAAAACTCGTTCTGCTGGTGAAATCGTAATGTGTCCACCAACAATTGGTGTTATGCAAGAGGTTACTCAATACTTAAAAGATCGTAATGAGAAAGAACTAGAATTTGATAAAGCATTTATTCAAGTATTACCTTATATACAAGGTGACTGGAGAACTCTAAGCCTAACAAAGATATTTCAATTAGAAGTAGATTACAAGGCATGGGATCAAAAAAAGTTTATGATTGTGTATAGACTTGCTGAAAGAATGAGAATTGGTGTTCAAGCAACATTAGAAGCTACTGGAGACAATGGAGAATTGGTGAAAGCCCCTCTTGAGTTCCCAGGTGGCATCAAAAGTCTTTTCATTATTTCAGATCTCGCTGGAGAATTACTTTAAGACAAAGTTCTACCTGGGTATACATCTTAGGATGCAGCCTTCAGAGATCGAAAACATGTATTACTACGAATATTGGTATTATGTCAAGAATCTGTCGGAGTACATCAAGAATAAGAATAAGCAACAATCGGATCAACAAGAACAGGCCAACGATCAACAGAGTTCAATGAGCTCTAAGTATAAAACGCCTTCGATGCCCAAGATCCCATCTATGAAGACGCCATCGTTTAAGATGCCGAAAATGTAGAGATATATAATAAGAGTGAGGGGTATGTTTTCCTAAGCATACCCTTTTTCTTTTTAAAAATATTAAGTCAGTTACATGCCAAAGAAGAATCCATTAGCTACTGCATTCGATAAATTTAGCTCTAAAGATGGAGTACTGGGCGAAATTAGTGCAAACACACTTCTTGTCGCAGAAACATTTGATGAAGGTGGAGAGATATTTGATAGAATAGACCGAATGGTCGAGGCTATAGAAACTATCGTTGAAGGTACAAAATCCGGTAGCGGTGGTCTTCAAGAAGCTATTGTATTAAATTTAGTAGCACCAACACTTAAACCAATTGGTTTAGGTATGGGCTTTATTATTGACGCGTTAAACCAGGCCGAGAGTGCTGAGGATTTAACGTCAAAATTTGGCGCACTTAACGCTGGATTAGTAGTATTAGGAGATATAGGTAAATCTATATTAATGTTTGCTGCAACGATGGTAATAGGAATACCAATCTTAATGATTGCAGCAGTAACCGCACCTGTCTGGGTTGGCGGTATTTATGTTATTATACAGGGAATTAAAATGGCAACTCAAGGCCTAGAAGAAGGCGAGTTGGATAAATTATTAATACTCCACGCAATCGGGGCATCAATTGTGAAATTTGGATTATTGATGGCAGCAATGGTATTAATAGCACCAGTTGCACTTGTAGGTATGTTATTTACAGTACCTTTACTTCTAGGTGTTGTTGCAATAGCAAAGTATATAGGTGAGCACTTTACTGAAGAAGCTCTAGATAAATTTATGACTTTTAATAAAGCAATGGTCATGTTAGGATTAGGTATCTTATCGATTGGTTTATCATTAGCTTTAGTGGCAGTACTTGCAAAGCATATTATTATGGGACTTTTCGTCTTCGGTATGGTTGCACTTGGATTAGGTGCAATATTTATGTTATGGGAGAAGTTATTTCAAATAGATGAAACGAAAGCAGAGGCTTATGCAAAATCATTAGCTTTCTTAGGAATTGGTATTATTACTATTGGTTTAGGCTTGATGTTAATGAACGCATTTGCTGGAGCAATCATAAAAGGTTTAATGGTAGCAGCATTAGTATTAATAGTAATAGGTGGTGTATTCTGGCTCTTCCAGAAAATGGGAATTAATAAAACTATTAAGAAAACATCAATGGGCTTAATCTTAGCCGCTGGTGCAATTTTAGCACTATCTGTCGCATTAGCACTTTCTAATTTAATTATGCCAGGATTTTTAGATACAATGGGTATTTTAATGATTATTGGAGCTGTGGCATTAACTATGTTTATTATAGGAAAGCAAATAGGTAATATCGTCCAAGGTGCGCTTTCATTAATCATAATGGGAATTGGTCTGTTTGCACTATCAGTTGGTATTGGATTTATGAGATTAGCAATTCCTAGTGTTGAAGTTGGAATAGGCATGATAGCCTTAATTGGTGGAATAGGTCTTGTATTTGGAGTAATAGGTATGGCATTCGCCAACGTAGCTTTAGGTGGTGCCGCAATGATAATTGCAGGAGTTGCATTAATAGTCTTAGGACTTGGTGTAATGGCAATGATGCATTCATTACCTACTGTTGAAGAGGGTGTTGGTATGTTATTATTAATAGGTGGTTTAGGCCTGGTATTTGGAGTTGCTGGTTTAGCGGCTGCATTTATAGCATTAGGTGCAGCATCTATGATTGTTGCTGGTGTAGCGTTAATCGTTATAGGAGCCGGTGTAGCAATCATGGCAGCAGCTACTAAAGATGTTACAATGGATCAAGTTCTTGTAATGGGAGCAATTATAGGTGGGATCGGAGTTGCAATGGCAGCTGCTGGTTTAGCATCACCTTTAATCTTATTAGGTTCTGTCGCAATGACTGCAGCAGGAATTGCAGTGTTAGCAATCTCTGTAGGTATGGCAGCTCTAGCATCAATTGACTTTAGTAAATTAGGTACTATTTCTGAAAAAGGTAATAAAGCATTTAACTGGTCTGGTGAAAAAGGATTCTTCGGTGGTAAGAAATCTAACTTTGAAACAGCAATGGGTGCCATCGCAGATGGTATGTCATTAGGACCATTATCAATATTAGGTATTATGGCCGGCGCGCCAGTTATGATTTTAGCAGGAGCTGCATTAACAAGTATTGCATTAGGACTTAGAGTATTTACATCAGCTATAGGAGATACTGATTTACCTAGTCTAAGCGATAATGTACAAATGATCGTTTCAGGTTTATCTGAAACTTTTGCTGAAGTCGGTGCATCAATGGGAGGGCCTTTTTGGTTCACTAGTGATGTATATAAAGGTATTCAGGCTACTCGAGGTATGGGTACATCATTAACAGGTATTGCTAAAGGTGTTCAAGCTATGGCAATGCTTAGATTCCCAACAGGATTTGATAAAGAAGGTAATCCAACAGGATATGAAACTATAGATTTAGGAACCGCAGTACCAAACTTAGTTGCTAATACTAAATTAATAATAACAGGTTTAAGTTCTGCATTTGCAGAGGTTGGAGAATCTAAAGCAGCTCAAGGCAGTTCATGGTTTAGTTCTTCTTCTTATGAAAAGGGTATTGAGGTTGTTAAACAAATGGGTACTCCGCTATTTAATTTAGCAAAAGGTGTACAGTCTATGGCAATGCTTAAATTCCCAACTGGATTTGATAAGGACGGTAACGCAACAGGATATAAATCAATTGGAGACGTAGATACTTTAGTTGCTAAGCTTGCTAAGAATACAAAAGCACTTATTATAGGTTTAGCTGGGGTATTTGAAGAAGTTGGAGCATCTGGTGTCGGTAGTGGCGGAGGATGGTTCTCTTCATCTAATTTTGAAAAGGGTGCTGAAATAGCATTACAATTAGCAGATCCTTATTCTTCATTAGCAGATGCAGTAGAATCTGTCGCAACACTTACAGAAGGTATTACAGACCCAGTATTACTTAGAGAGAAAGTTACATCTTTAGTAGAAACTATTTCAGTAATAGGTGGTTTCTGGGTACAATCATTTTTTGATGGTGTTAATGCTGCACGTAATGTTAAAGAACCTTATAGCATTTTAGCCTCAGCAGTTACTGATGTTACTACAATTACAAGTGCAATTTCAGACGGAGCTGAAGTTAGAGAAAAAGTATCAGCTATGATCGAGTCTATTGTTGGAACCAATGATGAGGGCGTAGATATGGGTGCTAAGACCACATTAATTTATGCAATTGGATGGACTTATGGAAAATTAGGAGTTGCAATACCTTTAATTGTTAGTGCAATTACTCAATTCACTGTTGAAAAAGGTAAAGCATTCGCATCTATTTTTGGTGGTGAGACTCCAGCTGAAATGTATGAAGCAAAAAACAAAATGCTTAAAACATTAGCAATGTCTTATATGAGAATGGCGGTTGCTATTCCAATGATTGTAGCATCAGTTAACAGTTTAGCTGCAGAACCAATGAATGAGTTTACTAAACTCTATGGTGGTGTAACTAA